ACCGCACTGCAGCCGGCCGACCCGAGCGGGCGCGCCGCGCTGATCGTCGGGAGGGCGTCGCCGTGTCGAGCCTAGCGCGCTGGACCTACACGAACACCGCCACGGTCTACCCGTTCCAGGGCGAGGATCTATTCAACGGGGGCGTGTTGTTCGGCGACCCGTACACCATCGCCTGCACGTGGAAAACTGGCGGCAAGCTGGTGCGGACGGCAGAGGGCGCGGAGTTTGTCGCTGACATGCTGATCTATACCGAAGACCCCCGCCTGAAATACCGAGACGAGATTGTTCTGGCGGGGCATGATCGGCGCATGCAGATCCGCAACGTGGCCGAATACGATATGAGCCCGTTCGGCGAAACGGATAGCCCGGACTTCGAGGTCGCCACGTAATGCCCGCCCGAGGCTTCCGCCAGGCCCGCGCCAATCTGCGCCGTACCATGGGGCAGATCGAGGGGGCCGTTACCGAGCGCACCCTGCTAGAGGTGCTGATCATCGGCGCCGGTCGGGCCAGCACTATGACGCCGGTCGACACGTCCAACCTGATAAACTCGCAATATCGGCGCATCGAGCGCGGCCTGCTCGGGGCGTGGGGGCGGGTCGGGTATACTGCGGCCTACGCCTCGGCGGTCCACGCGGCAAGCGGTGAGCTGGACGGCCAGCCCCGGCCAAACGGGCGCGGCAATTACTGGGACCCGGCGGGCGAGCCGGGCTTTCTCAAGAAAGGTTTTGACGAATCGCGCGAGCAGATCCTGGCCGCGATCAAACGAGGATATAAGGTGTGAGTAACCCACTATCTGACCTGCTGGCGTGGATTCAGGCGGTGCCGGAGCTGGCCGGCTACGTGCCGAGCCGGGGCGCGTGGGTCGAGTCCGACAGCCTGGCCGACTCGCGTATCCTGGCCCTGATTCAAGAGGGCGGCCCGAAGCCGGACGTATCAAGCCGGACACTGCGCGTGCGTGTGCTGCTACTCGGCCGGCGCATGGAGCGGAACATAGCCGGCGCCACGGTGCAGATCGAAAACCACGCCCACGCCCTGATGGCGCGCACCCTGGCTGAGTTCAAGTCGGGCTGCCTGACGCAGATTAGCGCGATTTCTGATATAGTCGGGCCGGGGTATACCGCCGAGGGGCGGCCCTGGTATGAATTGAATCTGAGTCTCATTCTGTAAAGGAGGGCCGCACCATGGCCGGCTGTGAGCTAGACAAGTACGTGGGCCGGGAAGTTGCGGCCGAGTTTTTCATCGGGTGCGGTGACGTCCGCCCGGCCCCAGGCGATTGGCTGCCGATCGGCTCGCTGCGCGACAAGGGCCTGTCGACCGAATGGGACACCGTGGACGCCACCGCCGACGATTCGCTCGGCTCGTTCCGTGCGAACCTGGCGACCTACCAGACTCTGAGCCTGTCCGTTTCGGGCGTGTGCAAGCGTGCCGATGGCACCGCCAGCAATCAGACCGCGCTGACCAAGCACGTGCTGATTCCGAGCGCGACCGGCGGCCAGCCCGTGGCCTGGTTCCGTCTGACCTACCCGGACATTACCGTCGAGGCGTTCATGCTGATCAGCAGCCTGGAGCGTACCGGCACTTATGACGATCTGGTAACTTTCTCGCTCGAAGCGAGCGTTACCGAATCGCCGCTCGGCGTCTTCGTCGAAGACACCCCCGTCGTTTAAGGAGCTGCAGACATGGCCGCTATCAAATCCATCGCCCCGAAGTCCTCGCGCGGCTCGCTCAACGTCGACCCGACCGAGCTGACCGGCGCGGATACCCTGGTCTATGACCGCACCAAGTGGCAGACCCTCTATATCCGCAACGAGTCGGTCGGCGCGGTCAACATCGTGCTTGACGGCGACACTGTGGGCGACGTGTTCTACCCAGGCCAGGGCGGCGCGGTGAATAACGCCGCCGGCTTTACCATCGCGGTCCCGGCGGGCGAGGTGCACGCCGTGGCGCTGCCCAACGTGAAGTCGTTCCTGAATCAAGACGGTACCCCGTCTGCGGTAACTGGCGGCGCGGCTGACGTGTTCGCCTGGATTCAGGAAGGCTGACCCGGCCCGCGCGGTACAGAAAGCCCGGCACGTGCCGGGCTTTTTCATTTCGGCCCCGGCGAACCGGGGCGGGGCGGGTAGCATGGTACGTAACGGCAGCCGTCCCACACCTCTAAGTCTTCGCGCTTCCACAGGTCACTGCTCCGAGCTGCTTCCCGCAAGGCGTCTTCGTGATCCTTTGCGCCAATCATCACGTATCCATACCGAGTCTTGCAGCGGTAGCTAGTGAAGCCCTTTGCGGCGTACGGCCTGTCGTGGGATTTCATCGTCTTGCCCTCCGGGGCGGTGTTCGGGTCTAGGGCTCCATTCTCTCGAAAGATGGCGGCCCCGTCAACTACTATTCCGACGAGCGGTTACGCCCCGGCGTGATACACTCCCGCCATCCGAACCGAGCGACCCGCACATGCCCGCATTGACCGAAATCGGCGAGATTGGCCTGGAGTACCTGGGCCGGGAATACCGCCTGCGCCCCAGCTTCGCCGCCATGGCCCGACTCGGCACGCCTGCGGAGATTGTCGAGGCGTTCGGCCTGCTGTTCGGCGCGCCGCCTGAGCCCACGGGCAACCCTGTGCTAGACCGGCCGCGCTGGCGCGCGTGGGGGCGCGAGCAGTTCCGTGCTGCCCTGTCCGTGCTGCATGCCTGCTGTGACGACGACATATCGGTGCTGATCGGCTGGACGACGGAGCGCATGACGTACCGGCCCGGCGCGATGCCAGCGGCGAATATCACTGTCCTGGCACGCGAGCTGCTGCGCCATGGCGTGGTCGGGGACGTGCCGACAGACCCGCGCCAACCCAAGCGGGGCAAATTCACCGCAGAATTCCACGCCCGCGACTTCGCCGCGATGGCCATGGCCCATCTCGGGCTGAGCGAGGCGGACGCGTGGCAAATGACAATGACCGGTTTTATTCTGGCCATGCGGGCCAAGTTCCCGCCGCCCGAGACGCCGACGAAGGACGACGCGCCGAGCGAGGAAGCGCACGACGCGACTATGGCCTGGCTGGCCGCCGTGAACGCAAAGAGGGCGGCAGCGGCATGACTTGAAAAGTCGGACGGTGCGGGTTACGCTTGACGCCTGTTAAGTGTTTAGTAGGCAGACCATGAAGTCGTGTACCCGTTGCGGGCTGCAAAGTGAAACCCCAGAAATCCATTTTTCTAAAGACCGCGCCAAGCCAGACGGGTTAGCCTCACATTGCCGGGCTTGCCGAAAGGCCGCGCAGCCGCTGGCGAAAAACCCTAGGCTGACCGACCCAACACTAAAGCGCTGCGGCGCTTGTCGAGAGATATTCCCGGCTAGCCCCGAGCATTTCTATCGCTGCGCAAAACGGGGCCTCTACCCGTACTGCCGGAAGTGCGAAGCCGCGCGGTCAAAGGCGCGGCGAAAAACTCCAGAAATGTTTAAAAGCGATACGCACCGTCAATGCCCTAAGTGCCTGCAAATAAAGCCAGCGGCCTCTGGTTTTCCGAAAAATAAAACGCACGCGGACGGGGTGTCCTGCTACTGCCGAGAATGCCAAGCCGCAGCCAATAGCCGGGCGGCAAAAAGGCATAGGGTGCGTCGGGCTGCGGCGTATGCGGCGAAGCTGAAAGCTAACCCTAAGCTGCGCGTTAAAACTCGGGTTCTAGGACTGGTGCGGGAGTCTTTAAAACGGTACGCCGCCGGGGCTAAGGTCGGATCGGTTAGCGCGGGTTTTTGGTCGGCGGTAGGGTATAATCGAGACGAGCTGGCGAAACACTTGGAGCGGCAGTTTTTGCAGGGAATGAACTGGAGCAATATGTCGGACTGGCACATTGACCACATCGTCCCGGTAAAGTGTTTCGCTGTTAAGGGCTTTGACTGCGCCGAGTTCAGGGCGTGCTGGGCATTGGCTAACCTGCGGCCGCTATGGGCTAAAGACAATTTGAGCAAGGGCGCTACCCGCGAGTCCTTGCTGTAACCGGAGGGCTTTGCCTTGGCGGAGCAAATTGGCGAAATATATTACGTCGTTCGAGCCGAAACGGAAGGGCTCGTACGCGGCGAGCAGATGGCCACGCGGAGCCTGGACCGCCTCGAATCGGAAATGCGCGAGACGGATAAAGCCGCCGAGCGCATGAACACCAGCATGACCGGGCTGGCCAAGGCCATCGCCGCCGTGGTCGCCGCCTCAGCCCTGCGCGATATGGCCCGCCTGGTGCAGTCCTATCAGGAAATGGCCGAACGTGTGCAGATGGCCACCTCGAGCCAAGCTGAGTATGAACTGGTGCAGCAGCGCCTGCTCGCCACGGCGAACGGCACTTATCGCAGCCTGGCCGAGGCGCAAGACCTGTTCATCCGCACGAATGCGTCCCTGCAGGCGCTCGGGTACACCACGGCGCAAGCGCTCGACGTGATGGACTCGCTCAGCTACAGCTTTGTGACGAACGCGACCAGTGCGGACCGGGCGCAGGGGGCGATTAGCGCCGTGTCCAAGGCGTTCAATACGGGCAAAGTCGCCGCGGACCAGTGGGAAACCATCACGACGGCGATCCCGTCCGTAATCGAGCAGATCGCTGCGGCCTCGGGCAAGACCAGCGCCGAGATCCGAGCGCTCGGCGCCGCGGGCAAACTGACCGCGCAGCAACTTTCTGAGGGCCTGCGCCAGTCGCTCGACGCGAACAGCGCAGCGGCCGAGAAAATGGCGGTAAACCTGACCGACGCCCAGGTGCGGATACGCACGGCGCTGCAGGTCACCTTAGTGGCCGTGGAGAACCAAACCGGCGCGCTGCAGACCTTGACCGACTCACTTGTGGCCGCCGCCGACATGATGATCGACTTTGCCGGGGACGCAGCCAATGTCGAGTCGCTGATGACAGCCTTGACGCTTGCGGTTACCAGCACCGCCGCAGTTATCGCGGGCCGCCTCCTGCATTCCCTGGCAGCCAGTGCCAAGGCGTTCTACTCGAACACTGTGGCCGCCGCCGCTAAGACCCGCGCCGATCTATCTGCCGCTCAGGCCGCAACCGCCGCCGCAGCCCAGGAGCTGATTTTGGCCCAGGCCGCCGAGCGGGCCGCGGTTGGTCTGTCCTCGCACGGCGCTGCGGCGCAGCGGCTCGTTGCGGCCCAGGCGGCGGCGACAGCCGCGACCAATGCCCTCGCAACGGCACAGCAACGCATGGTTGGCGTCGCCACGGTTGCGGCGTCGGCGGTGGGGGCGTTGCGCACGGCGCTGGGGTTCCTGGGCGGCCCAGCCGGGGTGCTGCTGCTCGCCGCCGGGGCGGTGTTCACCTTCGCCACGCGGACTGAGCAGGCTAAGCCCCCGACGGACGCTCTGGCCGCCAGCGTGGGCGGGCTCGGCACGGCGGCGGAACGCGCGGCGGAACGCTTCGAGCGCCTGACCACGGGAATCGACAAGCTGAACCGTAAGGAGCTGACCCTGCGTCGGGGAGAGCTGGAAAGCCAGCTGGCCAGCGCGGAGCGCCAGTTGAAAGCGTTCGAGCGCCAATTCGAGCGCGGCGTGGGCTCGGTCGGCCAGGTCGAGGGGGCGCGGGCTGCGGTCGAGGAACTGCGCAAGGCGCTGGAAAAACTCGGCACGGCTAAGCCGGCGGATGAAGTGAACTTGGCGCCCGTTGCGGATTCGGGGGCAGAGAAAGCCGCCAAAAAAGCGCAGACCGAGGCCGAGGCTATCCGCAACCAAGTGGCGGAACTGCAGTTCCAGGCCGATACGCTCGGCATGACCAATACTGAACTGGAGCTGTACAAACTGCAGCTCGCAGGCGCAACGGACGAGCAAATCCGCGCGGCCGCCACGTCCTTACAGCTGGTCGATGCGTTCGAGGCGCAAGCCAACGCGGAGAAAGCTGCCGCCGATGCTGCAGCAGAAGCCGAGCGGAAACGGCAAGCGCAGCGCCAAGCCCTCGGGCAGGCCGACCCGATTGCGGGCGAGCAAATCCGGTTCGAGGACCAGCTGGCCAGCCTTCGCGCGCTGAACGAGGCCAAGCTGCTCGAAGACCAGCGATACCTCGACCTCAAGGGCCAGGCCGAAGCGGCGTACGACGAACAAATGCGAGTGCTGCAGGAGGAGAATTTCCGCCGGCAGTCCGCCGGCAATGCGCTTTTGATCGGCACGCTCAACGAATTGCAAAGCGCGGCCACGTCGGCCTTTACCGGGATTTTGACCGGAGCGACCAACGGGGAGGAAGCCGTACGCGCGCTGGCAAACGGCATCCTTAACCAAGCCGTGGGCGCGCTGGTCGAGATGGGCGCGCAGTACGTCAAAAACCTGATCATCGGCCAGACTGCGGCGGCTGCGGCAACCGCTACCGGGGTAGCTACTGCTGGTGCCCTCGCGTCGGCCTATGCCACGCCTGCTGCCCTCGCATCGCTGGCGAGCTTCGGCGCCAACGCCGCGCCCGCGTCGGCAGGGATCGCCTCTACCGTGGCCTTGGCCCAGGGCCTTGGCGCGATCCCCGGCCGGCGCTATGGCGG